GGATTAGGATTAGGTAGTGCCATTACATTTTTTCCTGCTGCAATCGTTCGTTTTCTTCTTTAATATATTGCATCAACAATTGAACATAAATTTCTCTTTCAAAGGGCATCATATTTTCCAACTCAGTCAAACTATAATTATGATGCTGCATCATGTTAAAATTTACTCTGTACATGTTATACAAGTTATCATGACTGAGGCTTAGGTAAAAAAACTTTGCATGCCCTCAATTACAACTGTTTCTTCTTTTCCACATTCTTTACAAGTATAACTAACTTCATGTGATACCTTCGGCATAGTTTCAAAGAACTTTACAACTTTTTGAAATTGCCCCTGGCTCATCTTGTCAATAAACTCATTGAATTCTTCTCTAGAAAAATCGTCATATGTTTCTTTTTCATCATATACAAAATCAACACATCTGTATAGTGCTTCTAATAAACGATCTATTTCTGGTAAATTATTATTTAATTTCATGATATCAGCGGCATCTGGGTCTTTCATTTTAATTCCAATACCATTGCCTATTTCAATTACATTCACATGTTCTTCGTTAAACTTTATATTGACGTCATCAATGTTAATCTGCACCGAAGTAGATGCTTGACACTCTGATGAATCAGCGTGTTTCAAGTTAATATTGATAATCTCACTGACAGACTTAGACCTTAACTTCAGAAAAAGATACTCTAAATCATATGAAGTAAACTTATTTACATTGATGTTTGGCGTCAAAATACATGATTCTAAAATCTTAACAATAGAATCATAAATCTGCGACTCATCTCGTCCTTCTAACGCAAAATAAAGTATTTTCTCCTCTTTAACCAAGAAAGGTCTAAACTTAATTTTTTCTTGCGTTGACGGAATAACTATATCATATTCAGGTGTAGTCAGTTGTGGCAATGCCATAATATAACCTCACTATCTATTAAAAACATTCTTAACTTTGCTTATTTCGTTTTTAGCGTTTTCTATTCTGGGTAAATTAACCTTTGGTATTTGTGGAATTTTTGGTAATTTGGGAAATGGAACTTTTGAAGCAATATCAATATCAGGGAACTTGGTTGGCAAATTAACTTTTGGTAATTTTGGTATTCTATTCGAAGAAGAACTTGGAAGACTTGGTATAGACTTTTCTTCGAAATACCTGTATGACATTGTGACAGTCATTTTTTGTATGTCGGTAGTTGCCCAACTTCCCGATAATGCGCCAATTAGCGTGGGATATGAATCAATTAGAGAGATTTTGTACGTTTCATTTCCAATATCATCATATTGAGATATCTCAAATCCTTTTTTACAAACATATTCGTCATAGTAACCAATATCAAAATCTCTTTTTTTGCCTTGTCTATGATTACCCGTTATCAAGTCTTGCCAACGCATAAAGAATTCTCTCTCGCGAAGATCAGAACTACAAATTATAACGAAAGTAATTTCAATGTAATTTGCTAATCCCCCAATTTTATATGGCGCTCCATAATCCTTATAATCTAAAGAGGGTATTGACCTGCCTGGGAAATCTACGCTTTCAATACGAAAAGAAAAATCTCTGCCAGCGTCTGGGAAGATATCTTTAAGGGGATCTCCTGACATTACAACTTTAAAATTGCTGGTTTTAGCAAGTCCATTTTTACTCAGTTCAGTAGTAAAATCGTTAATGTTAAAAGCCATTATCGTCCTCGAATAATTCTACGACTGTCTCTCCAGACAGCAGATTTGTTTGCTTTCACGAATCGCTCAGTCGGTAGAAATAACGCCATATCCCACTCTACAGAATCTATATAAACAAAACGTCCATTCACATGACTAGATAGATATCTTTTAAATGTAGGTTTGAACCAGCGAAATTTTGTTGCCTGTTTTAATATATCATAACTCATGCGAAGTTTAGTTGTCTCATCAAATTTCTTGTTATTAGTCAAATCGTATAATGCATCCATTAATCTTGCACGCAATTCTGGTGGTAGATAGTGTAAGTTAATACCATAAAAACCATCTTCCGCTTTGCTTACCATAAAAATTAATGGAAATCTATCATAATATGGCAACGTCGCACGATGTTTAGGATTGTAGAAGAAAGCATACATGCGTCCAGGAAGTATTTTATTCGTTAACGCACTACCACCTTCTTTCTTACTCGCTTCGCTCACGAAACGATTTGGTGTAATACGAGTAGACGCTGCTTTTTCTCTAAACCAATCACGAGATTCACGAGTTCTAGCTGGTATCTTTCCTGCTCTTACTCCCTGAGTTAACAATCTATCAAAAACATATGCGACCATTGGTGCTCCTTTTCATTATTTATAATGAAAATCAACCATTTTTTCTCGCGAATAGTTCATTCTCAGTGATTATCATAAAACGATACCCGCGATTCTCACACCAAACTTTAGCATAATCCCACTTGTATCGATTTACGGCATATGTTTTGACTTCGTTTAGATATTTCCTCGTTTTATTCTTCTGAGATTTAGGCTCTTTCGTCTGATTCGCGGGTTTGACTTCAATAACTAAAGTCTCTATGATCCCGCTATTGTTTTTTACTTTAATGAGAAAGTCGGGAAAATAACGATGGACTTTTCCGTCTATGGGATGTTTGTATGGAATGCAAAACTCTTCTGATTGCCACTGAACAACATCTTCACGAAAGTCGCACCATTTCATAAACTTTAGTTCCCACGAACTACGATAAATGATGTTCGTAGGATCACCAATGTATTTTGCTGGGTTTGTGGGTCTGTAACGACCTTTGAGAGTTTTCATTATAAATAATATAAATGCTGCTTAAAAGGATATTTATTCGATGGTAGATGTAAGAGCGTTACAAGAAACTTATCGAACCCAAGCTCGTCCAGATAGAGGGGATTTAGAGTCAGCTCTACAAAATCCTGGTAGCGTAAACACATGGTCTTTTCCGAATAATATCGAAGAAGTTGAACATTGGATGGCTTTTCGTATTAACAAACAAGAATTTCGTAGAAAGAATGATTTTCCTTTGAAAAATGATATAGCTAGAATTTTTCTTCCAATACCTTTAAATTTAGCAACTCAGTATACTCAATCATATAACAGTGAAGGAATTGGTGTTGCTGGTCTTGCAGGAGCCGCTTTTGGTGCAGCTGGTGCCGGTGGAAATCTTCAATCGCTTATTGATAAAGTTAAAGGGATTGATTTCAAATCCGTCGCTCAATATTATGGATTACAAGCAGCTGAAGAAAACGTAACAGCTTTAGTAGGTGGAACAATCGGCGGAATTGGAGGCGCGATAACAGGAGCTGCAGCAGGACAAGCGCTTAAAGGAGCTGTAGCAGGAGCTGGTCTTGCTAGAAATCCCTATATGGCAATGTTATATGACTCACCTCAATTCAGAACTCATCAGTTTACGTGGAAGTTACTACCTAAAAATGTTGACGAACAAGAAAAAATCAAACAGATAATACATCTTTTCAAATATCATTCTTCTCCTGATATTCCATCCAATCAGTATTTTTTTTCATATCCAGAACAATTTGAAATTGATTTTCGATATGAAGATTATCTTTTTAACATTGGTCCATCTGTATTAACATCATTTCAGGCAACTTATCACGCTGAAGGTCAACCATTATATCACAACATTAACGACACAAAAGCTCCAGTGTCAGTTAATATCGATGCTACTTTCCAAGAAGTTACTGTTATTACGAAAGAAAATATCAAGAGTCAAAATAGGTAATTCGAATGCCACACTTTTTTGAAAATTTCCCTACTATAGATTACGATCTTCAGAGAAATGGAACTATTAGAACTATACAGAATCCTCTTGTCAGATTTAAGTTATTAGAAGCGTTGAAAAATAATACAGCTCTTTACTACACTCATGATATCAGAGAAGGGCAAACAGTTCAATATATAGCTGATAGATATTATGGGGATTCTACGCTTGATTGGGTTTTGTTTATTACAAACGATATCTTAGATCCTGTATATGATTTACCTTTAAACTATCAAGATTTTGTAAACTTTGTAGCTAACAAATATGGTTCTATAGAATCAGCTATGAATACAGTCCATCATTATGAATGGATTTATCAATCATCTTCAAAGTTATCTGATGGAACTATAATCAAAGAAAAGAAACTTGAAGTTGACTCTACTACGTATGCCGGTCTTTCTGCTTCTGAAAAAAGAGAAGTATCAAACTATGATTATGAAGTAGATCTCAATGATTCAAAGAGAACTATTAAAGTGCTTCATAAAGATTACATTACAAAGTTGTTAAATGAAACAAAAAGTATTTTTGACTAATGACTCAATCACAAACCACTGAAACGTACAGACCAAATGTTATAAAACTTGAGTCATGCGTTCTCTTAAACCATAAAGGAAAAGAACTTGATATTCGCGATGTCGTGTTAGAGGTAAGCATCTATCACGATATCTACAATAAGGGTATCAGGTGTGAATTATTTGTGATCGACTCAAATGGTTTAATTGAGTTAGTGCCAATCATTGGAAACGAAACTTTTTATATTTCATTTACTACTCCAACAGAGAAAAGAACTCTCAAGTACATTTTTCAAATTTATTCAATCACTGATCGAAAGAAATTTGAACAAAGAGCTGAGGGTTATGTAATTCATGGCGCTTCTCATGAAATCATAAACAACGAGAGAAAGGTAATCGACAAATCATATGCAAACTTACCTATTTCGACGGTTATTAAGAGAATTTACAACAACTTTCTAAAGCCCAATGATTCTGAAGCCATCATAGAAAAAAGAGAAAGAGAACTGATTATATCAGACACTCTGAATAGCACATCAGTTATTTTTAATGGTAAAAAACCATATGATGCGATTGATTATCTTTGCACTGAGGCGATTTCGAAAAACGAGTTGAGCAAATCATCAAATTTTGTATTCTTTCAAAGAGAAAATGGGTGGTATTTTCAAACTTTTGACAGTTTGTTAACAGCCAAAGCAGTAGATGATTTCTATTTTCATGAAGCATCGGCAGAACAAGAGAATACTGTTACTGGAGAAAAAATTCATGATTATCAAAAGATTAACAATTTAGATTTTGTAAATCAATTTAATACTTTGAAGAATATAAACGCTGGATTATATTCCAATAAAATTAAATCAATAGATCCTATACTTAAAAAATTTACAACAGATAACTTTTTATATAGTAGAGACTTCTCAAAAATGTCTCATATTGAACAAGATAAAAAATCTTTTGACTCGTCATATTTAATAGCAGATGATTCCTTTTTAATTAAAGATGCAGGTACTCCAGCTGAATACTATATTCTATCTAACATAGGCGAAAATTATAATCAACTTTCATATCTAAGAAATGCTGTTGAAACTGATTCACAAATTAAAAATCCTCGATTGCTTCATAAGAAAATGAAATATGATTTAGCATCTAGAATAAAGTTGAACAACATAGTTTTAAATGTAGCAGTACCAGGCAATGTAAATCTTGAGATTGGTCAGATCGTAAACATTCACATTTTACAATCAACTCAAAATGAAGATTTTCTTAAAAAAGAAAATTTGTTATATGGAAATCGTTTCTTAATTACTACTATTCGTCACACCTATCAAAAAGAAGATAACGTCTTCTTTACTCTTTTTGAATGTGTGAAAGATACTTACGCGCAAAAGGCGATTGAGGTAGAGTAATGAAAAATTTAGGCGAAGAGTTTGTTTGGTTTTTTGGAGTTGTAGAAGATCGCAATGATCCACTACAACTCGGTCGCGTGCGTGTGAGATGTTATGGATGGCATACAGAAGTAAAGAATCAAGTCCCGACAGAAGATTTACCATGGGCGCAACCCATGCAACCAATAACTTCAGCAGCGATGGGTGATATCGGTCGTTCGCCTACTGGACTCGTAGAAGGTTCATGGGTTGTTGGTTTCTTTATGGATGGCAAAGACGCACAACGACCTATCATTATGGGTTCAATAGCTGGCATACCTACACAGGCTGTAGATACAACAAAGGGTTTCAATGATCCGAATGGAACATATCCTAACAGATTAAACGAACCAGACGTTGATCAAAGAGCACGTGGAACAAATAATATAACGAAAACTCTCCCCGATGGATTTCCTGCTGATCCATACGCAGCAGTGTATCCAAAAAATCATACCTATCGTTCTGAGTCAGGTCATCTAATAGAGTTTGATGATAGTCCAGGATCTGAACGTGTTCACATTTATCATAAATCTGGTACCTTTTTAGAAATTTATCCAAATGGAGATGTTGTAATAAACGCGAATAACATTTATCAATATGCTAAAGGCGATGTAATTTGGAAGGTTGATGGTAATATTGATATTACAGCGAACCGAATAGACTTCAACAAGGATAGTTAGTATGCCTGGTGTTGTTCGTGTCGGATTAGATAGTCACATAGGTCATGCTAGCCCTACGCCTAATCCATTTCATGCAACGAAATATGTGGTTGGCTCTCCGAATGTTTTTGTAAATGGAGCAGCTGTAGTTCGTATAGGTGACACTACGGCGTGTGGTGATCCAGCAGCACAAGGAAGTCCGAATGTTTTTGTAAATAACATCGCAGTTCATCGTTTAGGGGATGCTACGGGTGGGCATGGTAGTTGGGTTCCGAACGCTGCAAAATCAGCATCCGGTAATGTTTTTTGTAATGGTGGTGAAGGTGGAGGGGAACCAGCGCCTGTTTCTGCTGCGATTGCTAGTAAAACCCCTTGTGTTAAATTTGACTGGAATAACAACAAATGCTTAGATTAGTCATTATAAATAATACAAAAACAGGGTAAGATGATGCCTCAAATTAGCGAAACTGTATTTAATGACATACCACTCAGTTTTAACGCACATCCTGTAACTGGTAATGTGAAGTTATTGACGAATGCTGATGCTATTAAACAAAGTGTAAAGAACATCGTTCTCACAAACTTTTATGAAAGACCATATAATCCTTTTTTTGGAGGAGATGTAACCTCTCAGTTATTTGAGAATATGACTCCTATTACAGAATACAATGTTTCGAAAAATATCAGACAAGCGCTGAAAAATTATGAACCAAGAGCAATTGTAGATGATGTCATAGTAAATCCAAACGAAGATTTAAATTCACTCAACGTTACAATCATTTTTAGACTTCGAAACAGTTCTGAACCTATCGCCGTAAACGTATTATTAGAGAGAGTTCGATAATGGCAACCTCAACTATCAGTGTTACTGAATTAGATTTCGATGACATTAAACAGTCTCTGAAGAATTACCTTTCAAGTAGGTCAGAGTTTTCAGACTATAACTTTGAAGGTTCAACAATTAATATACTGCTTGATTTGCTATCTTATAACACATATCAAAACGCATTCTATTCAAGCATGGTCGGCAACGAAATGTTTCTTGACTCTGCTCAGCTTCGTGATAGTGTTGTGTCAAGAGCAAAGATGTTGAGTTATACGCCAAGATCAGCACGAGGCGCTTCAACTACTTTGACGGTTGCAATTACACCATCAGGCTCACCAGCTTCTGTCACAGTATCAAAAAACACCGAGTTCACGGCAACCGTTGATGGTGAAGAATACATTTTCGTAACACCACAAGATTACATACTTACATCAGATGCTAGTTATTCAGGCACGATTACAATTACAGAGGGTCGCCCTCTTACTCAGAGATATACAGTTTCAACTGCGAATCCAGTTAAGTATCTTTTGCCGAATGCTAATGCTGATACAACTTCAATTAAAGTTACTGTTCAAGAATCAGCAGTTGATCTGACAACGACAACATATACACTAGCAACTGATTTGACGGAAGTTTCAGCAACATCAACTGTTTACTTTCTACAAGAATCAGAAGATCAAGAGTATGAAATCTATTTCGGCGATGGGGTTCTAGGCAAAGCACTCACGAACGGTAACATTGTAATCATTGAATATCGCGTTTGTAATGGCGCAGTTGGTAACGATATCTCGACGTTTACAAATCCAAGCACGCTGGGCGGTTCATCCACTTTTACTGTTACTGTAAATGGTTCAACTTCTGGTGGAGCAGCAGCAGAAACGATTGAGTCTATTAAGTTCAATGCACCAAAGAACTTTGAGACTCAGAATCGCGCTGTAACAGCGGAAGACTACAAGAGAATCATTCTTCGCGACAACGGCGATTTTTCATCTGTAAATGTGTGGGGTGGTGAAGAAAATGATCCTCCCATCTACGGTAAAGTTTACGTTTCAGTCAAACCAACATCTGGTGCTGTTATCACAGCTGATAGAAAAAATACACTGAAAACTGAACTCAAGAAGTACAACGTCGTCACAACAGAGATTGAGTTTGTCGATGCTTTCTTCTTATATGTCGTACCTACAATTAAAGTATTCTACAATTCAGACAACACTACTGATTCAGCTTCAACGATTCAACAAAATGCTTTAGCAGCGATTGTAAGTTACGAAACGAATAATCTCGGCACCTTTGAAGCCAATAAGTTCAGATACTCTAAGTTCGTTGAAGCAATCGACGATTCAAATACTGCAATCACTGGCAATAATACCACACTCGAAATCGAGAAGAGATTTATTCCGACAACGGGTACTGCGATTAACTATACGATTGTTTTCAATAATAAGTTATATGCACCTCATAGTGGGCATCAGTACACGATTCGTTCATCTTCGTTTACGTATCAAGGCAGAACTTGTTATCTAGACGATGATGGTGCAGGAAACATTCGCGTCTATTATTTCAATTCATCTAACGTTAGAACATATCTAACATCAACTGCTGGTACAGTAAATTATGAAACTGGTGTCGTAACTCTGCTTGGTTTCAATATTTCTGCATATTCAGGCTCATATCTGAGTATTTTCGCTGAGCCAAGAGAACTAGATGTCAACGCTGTACGTAATCAGATTCTACTTATTTCTGGCGCTGGCGTAAGTGTCACGGACGAAGCAACGAATCAACTCGTGGCTGCAACAGTTACTGCTACTACAACAGGCGTTACTACTGATACAGTAGAAACAGGTATTAACTCGATTGTATATTAAACATGGCTACATCTAAGAAAACATCGAATGTTGTAGAGCAACAGTTTCCGGACTTCGTTCGCGACGAAGGACCCAATCTTGTTGCGTTTGTAAAAGCATACTATCAGTGGCTTGAGCAATCAAACAACGCTATCGAAGTTTCTAAGAATCTGTTAAACTATCAAGACCTTGATAATACTTACGACAAGTATTTCGAATATTTCCATCGTGAAATCATGAGTTCACTACCTCGTTCAGTATTAACAGACAAGACAAAATTATCAAAACAAATCAAGGACTTATACCGTTCAAAGGGCGATGAACTTTCTTACCGTCTTTTGTTTAGATTGTTATACAATGAAGAAATTGATTTTTATTATCCTGGTGAAGATATTCTCCGTGCTTCTGATGGTAACTGGGTTAAAGAGTCTTCAGTTCGAGTTGGAGATCCTAAAACAGGCACAATTGCTAATCTAGTTGGTTTTAAAATTACAGGGGTAACATCTGGCGCTACAGGTTATGTGGATCGAATTATCGGCGCAGTAGAATTTGGTGTTCCTATTGAAGAACTTTTCTTAACGAGTATCATTGGAACTTTTGCTGATGGCGAAGTAATACGAAACTCAGACTCAAGTATTACCGCAACCATTTACAACACAAGCGGTCCATTACAAGATATAACAATTACTGATGGTGGTGCTAGGCATCAAGTTGGTGATAGTATCACATATACATCAGCATCAGGTTCTGGTGCAACCGGGCGTGTATTAGAAGTAACAGACGATAATTCAGTTGAGTTTTATGTTGTTGATGGTGGTTCTGGTTATACGTTAAATTCAACTGTTACTGTAACGGGTGGTTCTGGCACTGGAGCATTTTGGGAAGTTACAAGTTTAAATAATACTGAACTAATCGAAATCGCCGAAGATATTATTGAACCTATGGCTCCTGTAGTGTTGAATACAGGTCCAACATTTGTTTCATTAGGAGCAAACACAACTTCAGTTAGTGCAAACTTAGCAAGTTCAAATGTCTCTTCGTATTTAAATGCATCATTTTCTTACGCTAATGTTCTTACGGGTTCCATAGCAACTGTTACAACAACAAACTATGGAACTGGATATGATGCATCCTTGCCTACAACTTCTGTTATCTATTATCCTGTAGCAAGTCAAAACATATCAGATGGAAGTGGTGGTATTAAAGGCGACAACGCTGATATACAGTCTAGATATACAACGGGTTCCATTGTTGACGCATCTGTGATTAATTTGGGAACAAGTTATCGTAAGGGGCAAGATGTAACTATAACTAATATTACACGATCTGCACAAAACGCAACTGGATTGCCAACAGTAAGCGGTATTATTGAATATCCAGGTGGTTATACTGATACGCGTGGTTGGTTAAGTTGGGATAAAAAACTACAAGACAATTTCTATTATCAAGAATTTTCATATGAGATTCAAAGCACGCAATTCCTGAAGACATATAAGAAACTTGTTAAAAATCTGATACATCCTGTAGGAACTGAACTTTTCGCCAGAGTCAATATTTCTAGTTCAATTAATAATTTAATTACAGTTACGAGTGATGTTGTTGTAAACACATTTCAAGATATTGCTGAAACTATTACTTCAAGCGAATCAATTTCTGCTACAATGATTACAGCAGCACAAGATCAATCAGAAACTATTACACTCTCTGATAGTCTTACTGGTCTTAGGAGTGCGGATGATGCAATTAGTGAATCCGTTACTGCAGCAGAGACAACTGATGCTACATATGTTACTGGTCAACCTGAAGAGGATGTTACAGAATCTATCACAGCTGCTGATGTTCCAGATGCAACTTATGTATCTGGAACGCAAGGTATTACTGAGTCTGTTACATCAACAGATACTCTTGTGGGTACTTATGTTTCTGCCTCACAGGGTATTACCGAATCTGTAACACCAACTGATGCTCCTGAGTATATTGGTGTAGTTGAACCCGTAACTGCTGCTGATTCGTTATCAGCTATTTACACTGGTGTTAGCGCAATCAGTGAATCTGTAACAAGCGCAGACGCTCTTACAGGTTCAATATATACATTTAGTGGCGACTATGCGAACGTTCAATTCGCGAATAGCACCATTGGCGCATTTAGTGATGTACCTGCTTACTACTTCAGCAGTTATACTTCTGGTGACTTTGATGATACAGCAAGACTTGTTCTATACCATGCACCGAACGGAACTAATGCAGATGGTGTTGGTTCACTAGATGTTGACTTTTCAGTTTCTGGTAGCATCGTGATTAATCCAATCACTGCTCCAGCCAATACCATAGTATTTACAGTAGATAAGATTGGTTCTAATAGTTCACTGAAACTTACAACTGACTATCTACCATTAACTGCAAATGCATTCCTACAAACAGTATAAATGATTATAAATAATAAACAAATTCTTTTTCTTGGAGGTAAAAATGGAAAAGATTCATAGTAATGATGTCACAGATGCTACCGTGACTCGTGGTGCATCGCATCATGAGAATGTTAATTTAACTGGTTTTTATACCGCAAAATGTTACGACAAAGATGGAAATCTAAAGTGGGAAGACACTTTTAGTAATCTTGTTACTACTCAGGGTAAAAATAATCTTCTAGATAAGTATCTCGCAGGTTCTGCTTATACTGCTGTATGGTCAATGGGTCTTATTGACAATGATTCATATTCAGCGGTTGCAGTTGGCGATACTGCCGCATCTCACGCTGGTTGGTTAGAAGCTAACGTATACACAGAAGGTACTCGGCAGACTCCAACCTTTGCTGCTGCTAGTAGTGGAAGTAAGGCTACTTCATCTGACGTAGCATTCTCAATTAATGCTTCAGTAACTGTTAAAGGCGCGTTCCTTTGCAGTAATAACACAAAAACTCGTACCACAAATGGCGGCGCTGATGACATTCTTTATTCCGCTGGTTTATTCAGTGGTGGCGATAAAGTTTTAGGTAACGGCGATACACTCAACGTAAGTTACACTGCTTCAGCTTAATGGATTGTCATGACTAATCTAGTAACCAGCTTTTTTCATAATGCTGCGGCTACGAATTTCTACACATCTTTAACGGATGGTAACGACAAGAATTATATCTTCGTCGGTAGAATTACTGCGTGGCCAAATGATGCGGCTCCTCCATCTGTAGATGGTTCTGTAAATTATACAGAATTTGGTTACTGGCGTAATGTTATTGCGGCGAAGAAAATTGTAGCATCTGACGTATCTTTTGCTATTAAAAGATACAATTGGGCTAACAATACAATTTATCGTCAATATGATAGTACAAGTTCTACTCTTTTTGCTGATCCAGCTGCAGCAAATACTCTTTATGTAATGACGGATGATTATAATGTATACAAGTGTCTTTTCAATAATAAAGCAGCAACATCAACTGTAAAACCGACTGGAACCTCCACTAGTTTGTTAAACACTGCTGATGGTTATATTTGGAAATACATGTATACTGTGACGAGTGCAGATCGCACGAAGTTTATGAACACTCAGTTTATTCCCATTAAAACTTTAACTTCTTCTGATGGTTCTCAACAGTGGAATGTACAACAAGCTGCTTCAAACGGATCAATTCAAGTAATTGATATTATATCATCGGGAAGTAGTTATTTACAATCAAATGGTACCTTTTTCTCTGTACCAACAACCACAACAATGACATTAAACGCAAGCGCGAGTGGTATCGATAATATTTACAATGATTCTAGCGTTTTTATTACGAGTGGTCCAGGTAACGGTGAACTTAAAAACATCGTAGATTACAATGGTGCAACAAAAACTATTACAATCAATAGTGCATTTGATGTAACTCCAACTACATCATCAACATATCTAATTGGACCAAAAGTAACTGTAATTGGCGATGGTAGTACAACAGCAACAGCTTATGCTAATACTAACGCTATAGATGGTTCTGTGAATAAAGTCACAATGGTAAATGTTGGTGCAAATTACAGTCGCGCAGACGTGACGGTTACAGCAAACACTTCTCACGGAAGTGGCGCTACTGCAGTTGCATATATTCCACCTCTTGGTGGTCATGGTTCTGATGCAGTAAATGAGTTTAAATCCGACTATGTAATGACTAGCGTTCAGATTGTAAGTAATAATGATCTCAACTTCCCAATTGTAAACGATTTTCGTGAGTGGGGATTATTGAAAAATCCAACTTTAGTTGCAGGTGGAGCAGTTGCCAACGCAAGTTCATATGATTTAACTTTGAATTTAAATCTAACTTCTGTTACAAGCAGCGGTGCATTTGATCAAGATGAAGTAATCACTGGTAGTGTATCAGGAGCAACAGCAAAGGTTGTAGCTTTTTCGAATACCAATGGAGCAAGTACTACTGGTGTTCTCAAAGTTAATTATTCAAATGGCACATTTTCTACCTCGGACATTGTGACTGGAGCAGGTTCTTCAGTAACAGGATTAGTTTCAAGTGTGACAAATCCACTTATAAATAGTTACACAGGTCAACTGTTATATCTGGAGAATTTAGTTCCAATTGAAAGAGAATTCCAACAGACAGAAGATTTCAAACTAATCGTAAGATTCTAAAGGTTTTTCCATGACGCTTGCAAATACAGTATCACTTCAGACAAATCTAAACGTCGATCCATATTACGACGATTTTGATGAGACAAAGAATTTTAGAAGGATTCTGTTTCAGCCAGGTCTTGCTGTTCAGGCACGTGAACTTACTCAAATTCAAACAATGCTGCAAAATCAAATCGATAGATTTGCAGAGCATGTGTTTAAAGAAGGTGCTTCTGTTTTAGGTTTAGAAGACACACAAGAAAAAATTCAGTACGTTAAGATTCGCGATAATGATAGCGGTCTTACTGAAGTAGATGTAGATGACTTTGTAAATGTTACGATTACTGGTGGTACTTCTGGCGTTTCAGCAACGGTTGTAAATGTTCTTGATGGTTCTGAAGCAGGTAGCCCGAATACAAAAACACTCTATGTTAAGTATCTAAGTGGTTCTTCAGACGGCGCAAATACTGTTTTTGTGAGTGGAGAACAACTTACTGGCACTGGAGTTTCAGCGAACGATATCACAGAAGGTGTACAATCCACGAGTGTTGTGGGTTCTGCTCTCAAAGTAGAGTTTAAGTCTGGTATTCTTTTCAGTAAGGACCATTTCATATACGTTCCCGCTGCGAATACGATTGTTGGTAGATATACAATCTTTCCAAATAAATCAGTCGGATTTAACATTGTTGAAAGTCTTACTGATTCAGATACAGACTCAACTCTATTGGATCCAGCTCGTGGCGCAAGAAACTATGCTGCTCCTGGTGCTGATAGACTTAAACTTACACCTACGCTTACGGTCAAAGAACTAACAGATACAGGTTCTCCAAACTATGTTGAGAAACTCCGTTTTGATCAAGGTCGTATTAGTACTGGAGCTACATCTCAATCAACATATTCATTGATTGACAAATATATTTCAGAAAGAACCTTTGACGAATCAGGAAACTATATCGTTGAAGGAATGAATATCTTTAGTCGTCCACATTTAAATAATGGCACGAATGGTGGTCTCGTTCTTTCTGGCAACGGTGGTAATACTAATCTATTAGTTGCTGGTATTTCTCCAGGCAAAGCATACGTTAAAGGTCGCCAACTTTCTACAAATAAAACACACTACGTTGCATACAATAAGGGAACGTCAGTAGAAGAAGTTTCTGATATTTCTATTCCTGCAAACTATGGTAATTATACTACTGTAGACAACGTTGTAGGAACTTGGGATGTAAATGGACACGACGTAGTTGATCTATATGATTCAGAATTCAACGCTATTTCAAATAATACATTTTCTGCTTCTTCGATTACAGGTAGGAATAAGATTGGTGAAGCACGAGTTCGATCAATCAAGTATGCTTCGGGAAAAAAAGGCACACCATCTGGTCAACAATATCTATATCTTTATGACATTCAAATGTCTGCCAACTCATTTAACTATGTGCGTGGTATTCATTATGATAATGGTTCAGATGATGGATTTGCTGACATCGTACTCGACGCTGGTGGCGATGCTTCATTAACTGATTCAGAATTTAATCGCGCTATCTTTAATACTGGTGGAACAGCAATTAAAAGAATTCGCGATGGTTCAGGCGTTATCGATAACGAGTTTAGATTCCATAGATCATTCGATGTTACCATTGATACTAATGGACAGTTTACTCTTACAGTAACACCATCTAATGAGCAGTTTCCTTTCTCAGTTGGTGCTTTAAATAGTGCACAAGAAAGAGAAAACTTTTATCTTGTTCTTACTGGTACTGCTACAAGTGCTTCTGCGGTTGACACTGGCGCATCAAAAACTGCTGGCGCTAACACGATTACTGGATTAAGTTCAGCAGATACGAAGTATAACGTCGGTGATAGAATTACAATTGATGGTGTCGCAAATACTCTTGTAGTTTCTGGCATTGGAACTACTTCTCTAAATGTATTTGGTAATTCTGTTCCAGGAACTGGTTCAGGCGATGTTAACAAATCATTTACTAATGGTCAAGTAATATCATTCAACGGTGTTGGTGGTGATGCTGCTGCGAGAACGATTACAATTAACACTGTTAACTCTGCTGACTTTGATATTCAAGAAACGATTAGTGGTTCTGTAACTGGTAAGTTAATTTGTAATCTTAAGAAAGTCGATCAACAAGAAATCTCTAAGGTTATTAAGAAAGATCGTTATGTTGAGTTAAACGTCTCAAGAGCTTTCGCGAATGTTAACCAAGGTTCGCCAGGTCTTAGTGGACCTTGGCCACTTGGTATGTCAGATGGTTTCAAGTTAAAAGAAGTTCGCGTTCGCACTGATAATACCTCATTTTCTACGACAAGTGATGGCACAGATGTAACGAATCAGTTCGAACTTGATACTGGTATGAAAGATGGTTACTACGACCACGCGAAACTAAACATCAAACCAGGCGCAACTCATAGTGTTGCAAACGGCAATGTTTACCTTGTTAAGTTCGATTACTTTACGCATGATACTTCATCAGGCATCGGTTACCTATCAGTTGACTCTTATCCTATTGATGACTCAAATCCAGCAAATCCAAATGCTATTCAGACTGCTGAGATTCCTATTTACCAGTCAAAGACAACAGGTGTTCGTTACGATCTAAGAAATCATATCGATATTCGCCCACGTATTACTGATACTGCAACTGATACAACGACACTTACTGGTATCAGCATAAATCCAGATATTTCGTCAGCAATTATTGAACCTTCGGGTGGTCTTAGATTCTCAGTTCCTGATGAAGACTTTATTGTAGACTATGAAAACTATCTACCTCGTAAAGATAGACTTACACTTACTGAAAATGGTGGATTTAGAATTGTCGAAGGTACGCCAGAAGCCAATCCTAAAACTCCAAATCCACCAGCAGATGCGATGAGTCTTGCTATTCTAAACGTTTCGCCATATCCATCATTAGACTTGGATACAGCAGCGAGTATTAGCACTGCTACTCATAAGAATGGTAGAAGTGATCTAGCAGTTAAGACTGAACCTACTCGCGTTCGTCGTTATACAATGAAAGATATTCGTAGTCTAGAAGAAAGAATCGATAATCTAGAATACTATACTTCGTTATCATTACTTGAAAGCGATACAAAAAATACGTTTATCGCAGGAGCATCAGGTGTTGATAGATTCAAGAATGGATTCGTTGTTGATAATTTCGTAGACTTTACAACATCCGACTATCGCGCTGAAGACTTCAAAGTTGCGATTGATCGCCAAAAGAAAGAACTTCGTCCACAGTTTAAGACTGACTCAGTAGAGTTACTTTATGATGCAGCTGCCTCAAGTGGCACTACTCGTACAATGACTGATGTTATTCTCACGATTGCAAGCGGTTCTGTAACATATACTGCCGGAGAAACTATCAGTCAAGGTGGCAACTCAGGAACACTACGTTATCAGGTTGACGACAAACTTTATGTTGAACAAGAGACTGGCACATTTACAACAGGAGCAAATGCTGTTGGAGCGCTTTCTGGGCAATCACAAAACGTAACTGCGGTATCGCGACCAAGTGCTGGTAAACTTGTAACATTAGATTACAGTCATTACCTCGCAACGAATCAATCCAAGTCTTCTACTACTCGTAATCTTACTACAGCATTCTATGGTTATGAAGGTGGTAGATTAATTCTAGATCCTGCTACAGATTTCTGGAAAGATACTGTACAGAAGCCAACAGTCCAAGTTGATTTTGGTAACATTTCTGACGCGCTTATAAACAACGTGAATTCCGCGAATTTGATATGGGGAAGTTGGGAAAACATTGGTAGAATTAATGAATCTGTTGCACGCGACTTTAGTACGGCAGTTATAGATACGAACACATCAAGAACTGGATTTACTATTCAAGCAGGTCAGTTAATCGAAACAGATCTTGGTGAATCTATTCGAGATATTAACATTGTTCCATACATGCGCTCACGTGTGATTAACTTCCGTGCTATCGGATTGCGACCAAGCACAAGGCACTATGCATTCTTTGATGGTAGAGATGTTCAAACATATTGTCGCCCAACCGATAGTTCTTATGCAAATACTGCTGCTTATGGTGGCTCATTGTTGACTGATGCGAGTGGTGATCTTTATGGTCAATTTAGAATTCCAGCAGATTCTTCTCTAAAATTCCCATCAGGTTCGTTGACTTTTAGACTTGTTGATGAAAGAAATAATAACACATCAAGAGTTGGTTTCCCACTTTCAATTGCGGAAGCAACCTACTCTACTTCAGGTCTTTCTTTCACACAACAAAGAACTGTTGTTTCAACAAGAGAAATTGAACTTGTAGAAACAAGAGTACCTGTTGCTGACAACGTTGTAGATAAGACTAATAATATCACCAATAACGTTACACAAAACGCAGTGACTTCGGTTGATCCAGGTGGTATATCTGAAGTGGCGTTTACTTCAGATTTTGGAACAACTTGGTCGATAGGTGGTTGGATTACGGCTTCAACAGATAGTTCAGTAGATATAGGTGCTGGTGCTGACTCAGTAACTGGTGCGCCTATATCGGTCTCATGGGGCGACGGCGTTGGCGGCGCAATCGGCGCGGCGCGATGATGGCAATTTAAAAATAGGTAAATAAACAATGGCAAATCCTTTCGCTCAAACTTTTAAAGTAGCAGCCTTTGATTACGATGAAACATCGGATAGTTTCATCACGGGTGCTTCTGGAGCATATTTGACAAAACTTGACTTGTTCTTTGCAACAAAGGACAATACACTACCTGTTCTTGTTTCTATTCGCAAAGTAGATCCATCAGGATCTTTTGTTACTAATGTAACATTGCCATTTAGTCGCGTTACTCTAGCAGCTGCTGATATTAATACTAGCACTGATGGTTCAAAACCAACACCTGTTTATTTTGAAACTCCTCTATTTCTAGAGTATAATAAGTCTTATGCTATTGTGATTGCTCCTGCTGGTAGAAATCCAAACTGCACGGTTCATACCGGTGTTCTGGGTTCCGATGATATTATTACTGGTAATCGTATTACAACGCAGCCTGGAGTTGGAACATTATTTGCTGCTTCTTCTGGGACGACATTGATTCCTATTCCGAATGAGTTTATGAAATTCCGTGTCTATTACGCTAATTTTGGTGGTCGACAATCTGGCACAGCAGTCTTCACGAATAAGGGATATGAGTTCTTTACTGTTGATACGCTCGATGATGCTGCTATGTTTAATAACATAGGCGATCCAATTCATGGAGAAACAACACTCAATCTATCTGGTGCGCTTACTGCTAACGTTGGTGATTACGTTGTAAGAGGTAGCGCAAATGGTATCGTTACATATAACAGCGGTTCAACAGTTAGATTGAAAGAAGTTACAACGGCGACTAAGTTTACTGACAGTACTGTTGTTTATAAGTACGCAGCAGGTTCTGGTGCAAATACTGGTGTTTCTGCAACGATTAATAGTCAAACAACGCCAACAGGTACGATTGCTTACTATGATAATGTTTCGTTTGCGAATAACTATCTATACTTGACTGATCTTGGTTCAACCGTGTTTATTGAAAATACTTACCTTCGGAATCAAGTCAACGGTTATGATGGTCGTTTAAGATCTATTGAGAATCTTACATTAGATCAATATAAACTTTTTGCGTCAACGCTTCAATTAATTGAAACATCAGCAACACCAACGATTAAACTAGCAACGAGCGCATCTGCGAAAGATTCTACCTATCGCACTACTCAAATCAATCAAGATAAGGTTCTTGGAGCCACTCACTTTATCTTGAGTAGAACGAATGAAGTAAATAATATCTCAAGCGCGAAGTCTGCTGATGTTTCAATTACTCTAGCGAACGGATTACATAAACTTCATAGCCCAGCAATTGACTATGATCGCATTGGTGTAAACTCAGTTGAAAATCTTATTAACAATGACAACACAAATGAAGATGGATTAGCGGGTGGTAATGCTGATGTTCGTTACATTACCAACACAGTAACGCTTGCTGAAGGTCAAGATGCTGAAGACTTAAAGGTTTATATTGCAGCATACAAACCTGCAACATCAAATATCTATCTCTACTATAAGATTCTAAATCGTGAAGACGGCGGATCTATGGATGAAAAGTCTTGGGTTTTAATGACACAAGCTACTTCAACAACTGTTATTTCTTCTGCTGAAAACAAAGAAGACTTTAAGGAATATGAGTTTGGTATTCCTACTGCAAATCTAACAGGCGGTAGTGGAGAAGTTCAGTATACCGATAGTAACAACGTCACATATACTGGATTTAAGTTCTTCAAGATTAAAATCGTAATGACTTCCAGTCTTACAGTCAATCCACCACGAGTAAGAGACTTCCGTGCAATTGCTCTACAAATCTAATAAGTAAAATGAACCTACAAAAACTTAAAGAAACAAACGAATACTTAAAGGACGTAGATAGTGGAGCAATTTTATCATCTGACGCGAGTGCTCTTGAAGCATATAAATCACGCAGAATGAAACAAAACGAGTTACTAAACGATATAAATAACATAAAAGCAGAACTAGCAGAGATAAAAGATGCGTTGTATCTTATTATCTCTCGAAACGGAGATAAGTAATGGCTGCATATGCTAACGTATTATTAAGTGATACATTTGAAACTTGGCGCGTAAGAACGAATGAGGTGGTCCGGCGCTTAAATGCATTTACTGTATCAGAACCTAGCCTTTTTGCTAATACATTAACGGCAAATGTATCATTTACGGTCAAAGCAGGTGCGTCTTTATCCCTTCCTGCTGCATCAGTAACTTCTCCAATGGTATCGTTCTTAGCGAACACTAATTCATATATTGGAACAAAAATAAGTAATAATGTAACCACAACATTACAGACTCAACACATTATTCCAGCAGCAAATGTTACTTATAACCTTGGTTCTGCAGATCTTAGATTTAACGAATTGTTCCTAGCTGGTTCTTCGATTGTTCTTGGAAATACAAAATTAACTTCTACTGGACCATCAGGAGTATTTAAGACTATAAGTTTAGATGCAAACGGCAATGAAGTAGGAACACCTCAAGTATCAGTAACTAATACTTATTTGACTTC